TCACGTCCTGCCCAGGATGCGCGCGACCTTCTCCAGGCTTCGACCGCCGAAATAGGCGGTGAGCACGATGGTCGCCCATTGCCCGATGTCACCGGAGAGCGGGTCGGTGGTGCCAACCCCGAGCACCTTCTCGATCACCACCACCTTCCAGGCGTAGATCACGAAAGCATAGGCGAAGAGCGGCCGGGGCAGCGCCGTGTACCACTTGCCCTGCTCCGCGGCGACGATCTGCGCGGCAAGCTCGCGCTCGCGCTGCTCGACCTGCAATTCGCGCGCAGCGAGATCGGCGGCGATTTTGTCCGCCGTATTGTCGGACGTGAGCTTGGCGCGATACGCATTGACGGCAGCTTTTGCGAAAGGGCCGCCGAGCAGATTGCCGAGGCAGCCGAGCAGCGTGGCGAGCATGCACTACTCCTGCGCCGTCCGACGGCGCGCAAGTTCTGTGATGAGGCCGATCGCGATCACGTAATACGGAATGTATTTCGGCTGCAGCAACTGCTGCATCGCGCCGCTCACGCTCGGATCGGCAAGCACCGATTGTGCCGCGGCGAGCAGCAATCCGGCGAGCGCAATCGCACGCGCCCACAGGATGGTCAGTGAATGCCTGAACCAGCCCTTGATCGTATCCCACATCGTTTCAGTCCTTCCTGCGCAGGGCGAGATGAATGACGGTCCAGGCCGCGGCCGCACTCACGAGCGCAATCGCGACGACGGCCCACAGCGGCAGCCCGGATTGATGCGTGGCCGTTGCAGCAGCTGTCGCAGCCGCGACCGCGCCGCCGGCCTTGGCTGATGACGGCTCAGCGGGTTTTTGCGAACCAGCCGCCATCGCGAGCGCGGCCATCTTGACTTCGGCGATGCGTCGCTCCCAGCCGACGCCGAACACGGGCCAGGTTTTCAACGATTTCAAAAAACGCAGCCGCTCGTCGCAGATCGACGCGATCAGTTGCACCGCATCCGCTGTCTTCGCAGCCGCAATCACCTCGCGCGTCACACGCGCGCTGGAACAGGACAGTCCAAGACAGCGCCGCAGCACCTTGCCGGACCGGCCAATGCCGGAATTCACCCCGTAATCGAACACGGCGTAATCGACGCTTCCCGGCAGGTCGTCGCAAGCCTGCACATCCCAGTAGCGGCGGCGATAGATCGCCTTCGCCTCGTCGACGGACATCGCGCGCACGTCGGCCGCGGCCGCATCGGGCTTCACATATTTGCGGTAATCCGTGAGCGTGACGCCGAAATTGGTCGGCCCGCCGGGATCGGCTGGATGATCGCTGTAGCCGCCCTCGTGCGCGAGCACACGGCGCAAAGCCTCCTCGTAGCTAGCCGCAGCCATGCTGCCTCCTATTCGATATTACAATTTGGAAATGGCGGCGGCGCGATCAGCGCGCCTGCGCGGCGACGCTCTCGAGCCTCAAGACGCGCGGCAAGCTCCAAGGCTTGCGGCCAAGTCTACAGAAGTTGCTCGGCCCACAGGCGGGTGATGCCGGCGGCCGCGTAGCCATCGAGCGTCGCAAATTTGTGCTGCAGCTGCACCATGTCGTTTGCAGCGAGCGAGAAGATACCCTCGACGTAGATCACGATCTTGCCGGAGTTCGCCGCGCTGATCGGATTGGATGCCGTCGGCAGCAGTTCGTCAGTCCCGTTCTTCAAAAGGCGGCCATGCATCGCGGCCGGAACATTGGTGCTGTTCTGCTTAAAGCCCAGCGAATAGCCCAACCGATAGAGTCCGGCGCGCGGCGCGGTGAAGACGTTCGACGCGAAGGCATTCGCCGTGTCGACATCCTCGTTGTTGATATCCGTGTCGATGTAGGTGAGCGCAGCATAGTGGTCGTAATTGATATAGGCCGACAGCTTCGACATTTGCGGAAACGAGATCGCGCCCGTTGTCTGGTCGACCGTGAGGGCCTCAAAAAACGTGACACCGTCAGGCGTCACTTTGAAGGTGAACTTGTCGTCGCCGAGCAGCCCGATCAGCGCGCGAGTGTCGAAACCGTCCTGGAAGACAAAGCCCGCATCCTTTGCGGCATCCGCCTTGTTCACCACCACGAGCAGACTGCCGTTCCCAGGCGTGACGTCGTCGTGACTTAAGAGGACCTGATTGCTCTTCACCGCGAGCCGGTTCGAATTGTCCGCCGCGGTGTTGACGCCGAGCTGCAACAAGCTGCCGTTGGCCGCGCCGGCGATCGTGAGAAAGCCTTCGGCCGCGGCCAAATCCGTCCAGGCCGCCCCCGTCCAGACATACAGCTTGCCGCTCGCCTCAACATAGCAGCGCCAACCTGTGCGCGGCACGATCTTGGTCCAGGCGCCGTCCGTATAGAGCGCAATGTTGAAATCCCAGCCGGCCCAGGCGCCGGTCGCGCCGGATGCCGGAATGTAGCGGTCGCCCTCGGCCGGCGCGCCGGGCGAAGCTGTCAGCGAGTCATCGATGACCGAGAGCTGCACGAGCGCGTCGAGCGCGACGATGGCCTCGTTGTGGGTGACGTGCTTCTGCGCCTGACTCGCCTCGATCAGCGGCAGGCCGAGATGGGGTGTGTCGGTCATGAATGCTCAGACTGTGAGAGTGGCGTCGGCCGCGATCCCGCGGCCGACAGTTGCGGAAACTTGCGCGATGCGGACGTGCAGCGCGCTCTGCGGCGCGCCGAAGTCGGCGAGCTCGTCGGACACCGCGTAGAGCGCCTGCGGCGTCGTCACGTTCAGCGTGCGCACGACGTCAGTGCCGGACAGAATGTCGAGCGCGTATTGCTCGCTCGCCTCGCCGAGCGGCACCTCGCCGCTCCAGCTATCGCCGTCGATGCGCGTGCGGCGAATCCAGGTGAATGCGACGCCCGACGCATCGCGCCGCGCCTTCACGTGCACCGGCGAAAGCGGCAGCAACGCGGTCGGCTGCGGTGTCAACGAGAGCGCGAGCGCGGCGGGATCGCCGTAGTCGCGGCCCGCCGCGACGACGCGCAACTGCATGGTCCGCTCCAGCGCCTCGAGACCGCTGGCGATTGGCACGAGATTGGCGTCGAGCAGCACGAACGGCGCCCCGGCCGCGAGTGGTGCACCCATGGCCCATTCGCTGCCCGCCTGTCCGCGCACGAGCCGCGACAACAGATACGTGCGCTCGCCGACCAGTTCGGCATCAGCGAATTGAATAACCTCCCACGCGCCGTCGACGCGCTGCAGCGCCGCCGCATTGGCGCCGGCGAAAAGAGCGCTGTCGGATACCGAAGCAAGCGCGCCGCCGTAGAGTTGCACGCGGAAGCTCGCCGTCTGCCATTGCGCGGTCGGGCCGGGCCAGACATCGTCCAGCGTTTGCCCCATCGTGCATGGCGCGGCGGCGAGCGCCATCTGGCGAAAGCTTGCGCCGTCGCTCGACGACCACACCGCCACGGGACCGGGCCACGGATCGGCAAACACCGCGAGACGAGTGAGCACCGGCGGATCGACCGTCTGCAGCATCGGCAGGTCGAGCGCGAGCGCATGCACCGGTCCGAGTGCGGCGGGCTGCGCGGGCGTACGCCGGCTTGGCACTGCGAGCGGCAGATCGAACACTTCCGGATCGATCGAACCCGCACGCACCTCGCGCTGCTCGGCGTCAGAGATGTCCTGCAGTTCGATCAAATGCCGCCGGCCGTTCACCGTCAGCCCGACGACGTCACCGAGCGTCAGCGCAAGCCTGCTCGGCGGCAGCGCGAACTCGGCGCTCTCGCGTCCGGCCCACAGATCCTGCAGCCAGATGTCCGCGCGGCGCTGCGCCTCCGAGTCCTCGGTGACCACGGCGAGATCGGCATGCGCGGTGCGGTTCGCGGCGCCCGCGAGCCGACGCGATGCCGCCGCGCCGCGCTGATAGTCGAGCCCGATGTCGGTGAAGCCGAGCGTGACCTCGCGCGGGAGATCGCTCTCCTGCGTGCGCACGAGCCGCGCCGGCGCGCCATTGTCCGGGAGCACGAGATCGTCTTCCACGAGCTCGGCCGACGGCTCACCGCCGCGTTGGCGGAATTGCAAAATGCCATCGAGCTCCATCGCATCGAAAGCGAAGCTCAGCGCAAGCGGATCGAGCATGGCGCGCGGCGCCATCGGCCGGTCGACGACATAGCCTTGCGGCACACCGCTCAGGTCGGCCGTGTCGGCATCGCTGACGCCGTTATCGGAAAGGATGGTGCGAACGAGTCCATCGAGCGGCGCCGCGCCGAGGCGTCCCGTGAGCCAATGCCCGGTCTGCCAATTCGCCGCGTCGCTCCACACGTCGCTTGCGGCGGGAAAGACAGGAAACGGACGCGCGTCCCAGGTCCACACGTGGATGGCATCGGCCGCGAACATCCGGCCGCCAGTGACGGTCGAGAGCGGATTGAGCGCCGCATCCCCGAAAGCGGGATCGAGCGCGCCGAGCACCGCTTGCAAATGGCGGCGCTGGATCAGGTCGTCGCGGCTGCCATTGGAGAAATAAGGAACGCCGGACTCCGACGACTTCGGATCGGGAAAGACACTCGGCTGGTTGGCGCCCTTGTCCACCGCCGGACAGCCGATCTCGGTGAGCCAGATCGGTTTCGACTGGGGCATCCAGGCCGTCGGAGCCGCCAATTCGATTCCGCCGACGCGCTCATAATGCGGCTGCGACCAGAAATTCCAAATGTCCTTCTGGCGGAAGATCCACGGCTTGCCGAGTCCGTCGGTGATCGGCGTGCGCGCTTGCGCATCGCGCGCCGCCGTGTCCGCGTAGTACCAGTCGTAGCCCTCACCCGCGGCCAGATTGCCGGCGAGGTAATCCACGCGATACGGGCTGTCGGTGAGCGCACGGTCGAGCTCGCCCGCCGTGCCGCGCCAATCGGCGAGCGGGGCGTAGTAGTCGATGCCGACGGCATCGATGCTCGCGCTCGCCCACAGCGCATCGAGCGGAAAGCGCGCCACGCTCGCAGCCGTATCGACGACATGCGCGCCGTATTCGGTCCAGTCCGCGCCGTAGGTCACGACGGTGCCCGCGCCCAACGTCGCCTTCACCTCCGCGGCGAGCGACACCAGCGCCTCGACCGCCGGATAGGCACCCGCGCCGGAGCGCACGCGCGTGAGCGATTTCAATTCCGAGCCGATCAGGAACGCATCGACGCCGCCCGCCTCCATGGCAAGCGACGCGTAATGCAGAACCATGTTGCGATAATTCCACGCGTCCGGCCCGCCGGTGAAGAACGCATTCACCTGGTCGGCTGCAGCCGCGGTTCCGTCCGGCGAGCCCGCAACATCCGGTGCCGGATCGCAAGTGATGCGTCCGCGTCAGGGAAAGGGCGGCTGCTCAGCCGCGCCGGTCCATGGATCGGTAAACGCATTGCCCGGCGGAATGTCCATCATCAGGAACGGATAGAGCGTGACCTTGAGGCCGCGCGCTTTGAGCTCCGCGATCAGATCGCGCACGCTCTGGTCGGACGGCGTGCCGCCGAAAGCGGGACGCCCGTCGACCAAAGAGACGACCTGCGCCGTTGCGCGATCGAGACCCGCCACGCTCCAGGTCCCGCCGAACGTCTGCTTGATGCTGCTGTCGACCTTCGGCAGCACGCGACACGCGCCGCAGCGCAGGTCTGTGCCGAACCAGGTCACGACGATCGCGACGCGTTCGAGATTGGGCGCAAGCGCCTGCAGTTCGTCGAGCGAAGCGGCCACGTCCGACGCCGCGGTGGTGACGTGCCGGTTCTCCGGCGCGGATTGCCCGGGCGAAAATGTGCGCACCACCGTCGCCGGCTCGTAACCGAACTCGGTCGAGCCGGGGATCAGCGTCACGGCACGCACCATTTGTTCGAGGTCGCCGACCGGCCGCACCACTTCGAACGACAATTGCGGAATGCGATTGCCGAAGTTTTCGAGCGGCAGCCGCTCGAAGACGACGTAAGCAAGACCGCGATAGGCCGGCGCCTCGCCCTGCTTCGCCACGATCAACGGATCGGCGGCTTGCGCCTCGTCGCCGGTGTAGATGCGCATCGTGATGCCGGTAAGATCGAGCGGCTTGCCGTCCGCCCAGACGCGCAGCACCGTGCCGATCGGCCCTTCGCACAGGCCGACCGCGAGATTTGCAAAATACGAATAGGTCGTCGTGTCGGTCGTGACGCGCGGGCCGCCTTTGCCGCCGCTCGTATCGCTCGACGTATTGATCACATCTTCCAGATTGGTGGCCCAGATCACCTGGCCCGCGATGCGCGCCCGCCCGTAGATGCGCGGGATCGGCGCGCCTTCGGTCGATGCCATGACTTCGAGATCGGCGAGCCGCGGTCCGTCCACGTTGCGCTCGCGGCGCGATGCGAACAGCACCTGATCGATTGCGTTGCCGGCGAGCGCGCCCACGAGCCGCCCGACGATCGCACCGGTCGGCCCGAACAACGCGCCGCCGCCGGCGCTGCCGGCCATGGAGAGAACGAGAGCGGCCATCGTCTACTTGTGCAAATTTGGAAATCGGAAGACGAAGGCGAGACGCCGCCGCCACCACGGCGCGATCGCGACTTCGGCGACCGCCGCCCCATCATGCGCATGCACCATCAGCCCCGGCGCGCTCACGATCGCGGCATGCTTGGCCGGCAGATGTGCGCGCCAGCGAAACAGCAGCACGTCGCCCTCACGAAACGCATCGCTCGCGACCGGTACGAGGTGGCGCGCCGCGGCTTGCGCGAGCGTTTCCTCGCGCGATGCTTCCGCCCAATCGGGCGCGTAAGGCGGCGCGCGCTCGGGCTCCTCGCCGATCAGCGCGCGCCACACCCCGCGCACGAGGCCGAGGCAATCGCAGCCGACGCCGTTGAGCGAAGCCTGATGCCGGTATGGCGTGCCGATCCAGCTTCGCGCTTCGGCGACGATGGAGTTGCGAGTCACGAGCATGTGCGCGTGTCCCGGGCGCAGCGCAGCACGCAAGTGGTGCGTTGCAGACCCGGGACCCCGGTTGGTTATGAAGAAGAAAGCTGGGTCCCGGGTCTGCAATGCAGCACTCGCTTTCGCTCACGCTGCATTGCGCCCGGGACACTCCGCTAATTCAGATTACTGCCATCATTGCCCGGCTCGCCGGGCAGCGGATAGTGAATGACGAAATCATTGCCCGGAATGTGCGGGAAGCCGCGGAAATTGACGACATTGTCGAAGCGGTCGTGACAGGTGGCAAAGCTCTTGTCGCAACCCGCCGTCACGATGAACGTGTCACCCGGCGCGATGGGCTCCGGCATCGCCTGCCACAGCGCAAGGCTCACCACGGCGTCCTTGCGATGCGTCTTCACGTCGACACTCAGGCCCGCATTCGCCCCGGTCGCAAACGTGAGCAGCCCCGCGCTGAACCAGCCGTCTGCGAAAGCATCGAGCCCACTCGCCGTGAACGCCGACGTCGCCGTGAGCGCCGCGACAGTGCCTTCACCGCGGAACGCGGGCGAGGTGAGATCAATCTTGCAGCGCGTATCGCCGAGATCGGCCGAACACGTCGCGGTGTAAAGCCGCCCACTCTCCTGCGAGAGGCGGTCGCTGAGGCCGCGCAGCTCCGCCGTGAAGGCCGTGCCGTCGCGTTTCACTTCGCCGAGCGTCCCCTTCGCGAGCAGCACGCGCAGCGCAGGCTCGCTCCAGTCGGTGAGCCACAGTTCGAAGGCGGCGGCATCGTAGCGTCCGGCGGCGAGATCCCTCTCGTTGAGCGAGTCGTCCGCAAGCGCGCCGGAGATTTCAGACGAGTCGACGGCGAGCCCGAGCTTCTGCGTCGCCTCGGTGCCGGAGAAGCCGGTGCCGGCGCGGCAGGTCACGGCATCGAGCATGACGTCCTC